TTACGGAAGGTCTTATGATCGGGATAGATGCTCATAATGATAGCCCCTTGGGTTAATAATAAGTGGGAGTAGGCTGGGCTTGGTAGGGATCGCCTTGTACCGGCTGGGTCTGGAAGTGTTTCAGCGCGGCGGCGGTCCCGATCCCGAGGCCGCCAATGCCGTATTTCTTTAAGATCTGGGTCGTCTTATCATCGAAGACCACGTAATTTCTTGTCCCATCTCCCGCTGTGCGTGATCCTGCGTCTAAGTATTTGATGCCGGGAATGCCGGCTTGCTTTAAGAATTCCGCAGCCGATGCTTTCTCCTCGGTAATCGGCTTGCCTGTACCCGTCTGCCAATTAACCGATCTATCGGTGAGCGCCGAATGGATATCCTCTCCGGTGGCCTGTGCGGGGTCCTTTAGCGTAGTGAACTCTTCAGCAATTGACCTATTCAACGCATCCACCGCGCCACTCTGTTGTAACGCCTGCTGTACCACTGGGTGTTGTTCACTGAGTAGCTTATCCCAATCGAGGAAATGATTGGGGTCGGCGTTGATCTGAACTTGATACATCTTGCCGGGAGGAGGCGCCATAATCGCCTTAGATGTCTCTTCAATCCTCTCCGAGCCCAAGCCACTCGCTTGAGCAAATTGCCGCCATGCCGCATCGGCTGAAGCGCTATTGCCCCCAGACTGTTCTAGCCAATATTTAGCAATATCATTTGCGGGATTTGATGGAGCGGTCGCCAAATTATCCCGATATTGTTGCGCTACCTTCTCATTCCCCGCGAAGTACAACCCATGCCCGTAAGCTTGTGCTCCCTCCCCCGTTCCTATCTTACTCATATCAAAAGCATCAAAATCATGCGGTGAGCCATGATAGGCTATGATGGGCTGGAAGGGATCGCCCTCGATAGGAACAGTCTTGATTGGCCCCGATCCCAAGACCGCTTCTCCCGCGCCTCTTTCGACGCCCGACACTAACCCGCCCGTCATCGCAAATCCAGCCAGATTGAATGCTTGCTGTTGTGCCTCCTCGTCCGTCAATTTCCCCTGCATATAATCGCCGGGGGCCATAGCAGCGGTATACAGGGCTGTTGCTGTCCTTGCCGGCCATGTCGATACAATCTCCGATCCTACCTGTCCAGCCCTTGCGTAATCCTGTGGTGTCAGCGGGCCGCTGCCTGCCGTTGAACTGAAAGGATCACCATTCACGGGTACAGTTTGTGTACCTGAAAACGGATCGCCATCAATGGGCTGAAGGTCAGGCATCACGCGCTACCCATGAAGGATTTTCATGAGCCCAAACGCCGAAATCCCGGCCAAGAGGCACAGGAATAACAAGATCATAAAACCTGGCAAAAATCCGTCTGACATTTTAGTTGCGCATCTTGGCTGCAACCCCTGCGGTGGGCATGCCCCTGGGGGCATGGCTTGAGGGATCATGTCACGATATCATCCCACTTGGTATTTTCGTCTACTGGCGGAAGGCCCAATGCTTCCTGCACTGCATAGCGGCCAAGTTCCCGGACGATCCGACCAGTGCAGTAGTCGTATGCCTGCTCCCTAGTAAGACCAGGCGGTATGATCACTTGAATAGAAGTCGCTTTCTTAATTGTGTTGGCGACATTATAATCATCAACCAAGCAACAATAAAAACGATTGCACGCAATTTTCATTTAGCGCGATCCCAGTGCTGAAGGCGCAAGGGCACCCTACATGGTACCGTATAGCACGTCACCCATCAAGTAGGCGGGGGCATAATACGGTAATCCCACCAGTCTCCCAATCTCCGGTCTCCCGACAGCATGCATGCTGAGCATCAGCGATTTCAACTCGGCAATCTCCCGGCGCAGCTCAGTCAGTTCTTGTAACAACTTACGCTCTTGCTGCTTCGTCATCATGGCCTCCCTAGATCGCCCTATTCAAGTAAGGATCACCATTTACGGGTACAATTGATGTTCCCGTATTTGCAAATGGATCGCCATCAACAGGCTGATATTGCTCAGGCATGAAGAATGCTGACGCCGAGAAAGATTATTTCATCCCTAGCGAGCCACGGCGGCCATAACCAGCCCAATTCTATATGAAGCTCCACAAAATCGCTAAGCGGCAGATAGATATATTCCGGCTTGTAGCCCAGCGCCCATTCCTTCGCGAGCACACGATTGAGGTACTTGATCAATGCTGCACCACACGCTGATATGGCCCGCCCGCATGAGGCGCATGAATATACATCTGTCCGTCAGGACCACGCATCGGCGGACCCCCCGGCACAGGGCGCCGCATAGGAGGCCCGCCAGCGCCGTTCTGTGGAACAGGCAACCCCTGAGGCGGGGGTAATTGCAAAGCCCCTTGTGGACCCTGCTGGGGTGATTGCTGTCGCTGTTGGTGGGGAGGGCTGGGTGGCGTCGGCATATCCGGCCCCACGCCCTCGTCGTACATGATTCCCGATACCTCAATCAAAGTATCATCGGGATAATGCTCGGAGATGATCTCTCCCATCATCCGAATGATATCCCGGCAAAAGCGAGCAACCTCAGCTTGCCGGTCCTGAAGCCGCATACTCCCAAATCGGCCCTTGGTCTTAATCGAAGTCGCCGTCTCACGCGGGTCAGCCTGCCCCCTCAGAATATCGCTTAAACCCGTAATCTCATATAAATCGTTCTTGATCTTATCCCGCGCCTCAAACAGTTGCATTACCGTCTCGGCAACCTCTTTCATCGGCAAGAATGAGATCGCCGACTCCAAGCCACCCTTCTCAGCTCTGGCATTCCATGACGCAACGGGGATTAGCTTATTCTCCCCGCCCTCATCCAACAGCCTCGCCAGTTCCTTAAAGGACGAATCGTAAACCCCTGCAACACGAAGAGCGGACAGAAGCAGATTGATTCTCAGGGTAAGCTGATTAAGCTCCATCGCCTGGTCGCGGTATTCCTCATAATCAGGAGTCGGCGTAATGGTATCGTGGGCGAGGGTCGCAAATAATGGTTTGGGTATCGGAAAGAAGCCCTCAAGGTTGAGCGGGTCCTCACGGGGTTCTTCAAGGAACCGATGATAACCTTGTGCAATAAACCGGACCTTCCGATCCCACTTCGACCAGATTTCAAAAACGGTAGCTTTTGCCATCGAATCCGTAAGTCTGTCACGGTGGCCCGTATCATTGAGGCGCTCGTGGTCAGTCTTCTCCAGCGGTACGTCTTCACCGATCTTTTTCCCAAAGTTGTCAATCAAATCCTTCCTGGTCATTCGGTACTTACGTGCAATCCATTCAACCTCATCCCAAGTCCTCGCCTTGGAATGCAGGAAATCCCTCCAATTCACATAATCAACAAACGTCCTAGCGCCAATCAACTTCTCGTCAGTCTTCTCGGGCGATTCGTCATGCGCATCTTGAGCAGCAGAGGTCTTCTTATCATCCTCTACCGGGCTCCCATCATATTCCTCAAGCTGATCATCACCTCTCTGAGCCAGCGAGGAAGCATCGCCAAATGCTGGTACAAAACGCATCCAAGCCACGCCACGACCAACAAGTAAATAATCATAAACGCAAGCAGTGACGGAATCATGGAAGTTGCAGTCCATCATCTCATAACGCATTGCACGTTCGAGAATCTGACTGGCAACGCGGCCAACCACATCTTTGTCGAGAAAGCGCCTCTCGGCAATAGGGACCGGTTCCCTGCCGTATAGACTCGGCTTCAAAGTTTGCACATTCGACCATAAAATGTTGAACTTTCTCGCCTGGGCGTAATTGTCGTCTATCGGTTCCTTCGAATATTCCTTGAGTATCCGATCGCCCTGCTTTATCCATTTCTCATCGCTCTTTTCGGCAAGCTGGATTTGATAGAGCCAATGGGCCGCTTCTTCTCTCTCATCCTCGCTGACTGCATTCTCGACGGCACGCTTGGCGTTAGCCACTATTTACCCCAATCCTTGGGCACTTGGTCAACAATCATTTCAAATATCTCAATCTCATCATACCACTTGCCGCAACCTTTGCCCCTCGCTGCAAATTCCTCTGCGACCTCTCGTGAAGAGAATACCGCGGCAGGCTCGTCAAATCCCTCACATTCATAGACGTCGTCAAATCCCTCATATGCATAGGCGCCAAGAACCACATAGACGGTCACTTGGCGACCGCATTCAGCTTCTTAAGATCATCGACCGTCTTGTCACTCAAATAATGCGGCAGATGTAGGATATCCCTTGGCTGTAATCCGACAATCTGAGCGCCGCGATACTCAGCCATGAGCTTGATCAATTCCTTATAGCCGGGACGATCTTTGGCATAGAAGATAAAGGGGCGCTTGTCCTTGCTATCGAGATCGATAATGGCGGGGTATATCTCGCCATTCAGCCGAACAGCCTGGAGTTCATATCTGGGCGTCATTCATTTCACTCCCGGTATACGTGCCCATGAGGTCTTGCCAGCCCCACCAATACGCACCTCAGCCCGCGTCTTGAATTCAGGCATCTGAGCCTTGGGCGGTAGATCGATCTTCTTGGCAAAGACCGGGCTCTTAGCCGCAGCCTCTAGTAGATGTGGCTGAGGAGCCTGGCTCATCTTCATGCCGCATCATCCTCGTGATCATTGTTATAAGGCGCCATGGCCGGCATTTTCTTGAGCACCTCCATCAATCCTCCCACGGCAGGGTGGCGCGGCTGGTCCTTGAGCTTCTGAATGAATAACGTGCTTTCAATTCGTCGGACTCGGGCCGCTAATTCCTGAAATTCCTTATCAGTCATTCAATATCCCCTGATCGATCTTGCCCACCTTAGCCATATAAGTCGGCTTCTCAGGCGGCTTGCTGGAGTTCAACCGAGCTGAATATTGATGCGTCAACCTAATGTCCTGATGTGGCACAAAGACGATATGCCCGCCATCCTGTATCACGCATTTCCATTGCGTTTCTGTCCAGAAACCATAATCATACCAAGCGAGACATAAAGCTTTACCAAAAGGTGTATCGACAGATAATGGCTCTTGATGAACCGTGATGGTCTCGCTCATGCAAGATCGTCGGCTTCAATTGGTAGAACGATGATATTGACGATATGATCGATGCTCGGAAAGCCATCCGTTCCGATAACAAGCCCAACAACCCGATCCTCGACCCCGAACTCCCTTCTGCTGGAGATCACAACATCCCCTAACTTGGGAATGTATCCTCGCGGCTCAACGCTATCAGCGTATATCCACATTACCTCACCTCATGCATATTGCTTGCGCTTCTTGTCCTGGATCTCCCACAAATCATCTAAAGTGCATTCGTTCAAGGTCTTGAACTCGGTCTTCCTCTCCAGGTCATGCACCCAAGGCCGACTCATACAGGCGTATCTGATCTCGTCTGGCGCGTGGTCCTCGCTATTGGTATCAACATCCTCGGGCTTATCGAGGTCATGCTGCAATGCGGGAAGGGTTCGTATTCCATCCCGGCAGACATTAAAGAAGAAGATCAGCGGCTGTCCCATGGCGTTACCAATGAGCCGCGCACGCACCTGATCCCAGCCCCCCATCGCGCCTAGCTTGGCCACCCGCTTATTATCCGCTTTCCTAAACAATAC